GAGGCAACGGCTTCCGCACGACGCTGGGGGCGGCAATCTCCAGTCTGATCGGTGGAAACGGCATCAAGGGAACCACAGGACTTTTGAGCGCGGCGGCGGGGACGCCGGGGCTGTTGTCCGGCTACCAAAGCGCGGGAAGCGTCCTGCGGGGAGCAATCGGAAACAGCAAGACCGCGCAATGGCTGGGCGGCATCGGCTCGTCCCTCGGAAATCTCGGCGGGATGTTCGCCAACAGCCGGGCCGGACAATTTGCGGGCGGCCTTATGGGAAAGGCGGGCGGTGCGCTGGGCAAGTTGACCATGCCGCTACGACAGGGCATCGCGGGCATTGGAGCGGCGGCTACCATTCAGGGCAGCATCTTCCAGCAGGGTCTTTCCGGCTTGCTGGGGAAAGCGGGAGGCGTGGTAAGCGGTATCGCAAACTCCGGTGCCGGGAAAGCTGTCGGGAGCATATTCAGCGGCGGGGCCGGTCTGCTGGGGAGTATCTATGGCCCCATTGCTGGCGCCCTCGGTAGTCTGCTGTCCGGGGCGCTGCCTATTGTGGGTGTGATCTCCGGCATCATCGCCGTAGTGAGCATCCTGACGGACAAGTTCGGCGGGCTGGACAAAATCGTACAGCGTGTGTTCGGCGACACGGGACTGGAAAAGTTTACGGTATTCAAGGACGCGCTGCTGGGATTGTTCGAGGACGGCGGTGTGGCAAAGGCGCTGCAACCGCTGCAGGAGAGCATCACCAATCTGTTCGGCGAGGACGCGGGCGCAGCCTTTGGAGGCATTACCACCATCCTGCAATCGGTAATGGGCGTGATCGGCCAGCTCGTGACATTTTCGCAGACGACGGTGCGGCCCATCATAGAAAGCCTATTCGGCTTTATCACACAGACGGTGGTGCCGGTCATTCTGCAAACCATCACAGCGGCGGCTCCATCCATCGCATCCATCATCAGCGGCGTGGGTTCCGTGGTCATGACGGTGGCGCAGATCATCGGCGAGGCAATTCAGTTCCTTATGCCGATCATTCAGACGGTGATCACGGTGCTGTTGCACATTGGTCAGGTAGTGGTTCCGGCGGTGCTGGCCGCCATCGGTGTCTTTGCCGAGGGCATCAGCAGCGCGATCAACGGGGTCAAGACCATCTTTGAGGGCGTGATCAACTTCATCACCGGCGTGTTCTCCGGCAACTGGCGTATGGCGTGGGAGGGTGTGAAATCCATCTTCGTGGGCATCTTCAATACGCTGGGCGCTCTGTTCAAGACCCCCATTAACGCGGTGATCGCCCTGATCAACAAGGCAATCGCAGGCATCAACAGTCTCGGCATTACCATCCCGGACTGGGTGCCGCTGCTGGGCGGCAAGTCGTTCTCCATCAATATCCCGGAAATCCCCATGCTTGCGCAAGGCGGCTTTACAAACGGAGCAAGCATCGCGGGCGAGGCCGGAACGGAGGCGGTGATCAGCTTCCAGCGGGCGGCCCGGCGGGACAATCTGGACATCTGGGCAAAGGCCGGGCAAATGCTGGGCGTGAAGCCGGTGGAGCTGGCGGAAATCGACGGCGGCGGCTCCGGCGGCGGAGGCGACATGACCTTTGCGCCGGTGATCAACATTCAGGGCAGCGCCGACCGCAGCATGGTGGAGGAGGCTCTGGCCGAGGCGCAGGCACGGTTTGAAGCGTGGTATCTCCAGATGCAGCGCAGACAGGCCCGCACGGCATACTGACGGGAGGAAACGCGATGTACACGACCAAGAGCGGCGACACATGGGATGTGATCGCCAAGGAGGTATACGGCAGCGAGTACCACGCCGACGTGCTGATGGCGGCCAATCCGCAGGAGATCGACACGTTTATCTTCAACGCCGGGGTGGAGCTGAACACCCCGGCGCTGGAGGAAGAGCGGGACGGACTGATGCCGCCGTGGAAATACGAGGCGAGCTATGATTGAGACAAGACGGCTGGCGCTGGATGTGCGCTACAACAGCTACCCTTTTGCCGGGCAGGTGGGCGGAGACATCGAGAGCCTGACCTACACCGACAGCGCGGCGGACAACAGCGACAGCATCGACATCACCATCAACGCGCAGGACAGGAAATGGCTGCTGGGCTGGATGCCGGAAAAGGGCGCGACGCTGCGGGCGCGTGTTCTCGGCTACAACTGGGAACGGCAGGGCCAGCGGAGCATCATGGAGTGCGGGTTGTTCGTGCTGGACGATGTGAGCTTTTCGGACGCGCCGACGACCTTGCAGGTGGGCGGCGTGAGCAAGCCCAGCGACAGCGACTTTTCGGAGCTGGAGCGGGACGTGATCTGGAAGAACACCAGCATCAAGCGTATCGGCGCAAAGATCGCCGCGCGGTACGGCCTTGCGTTCACCTACGATGCCGACGACTACGACATCGAGTGCGACGAGCAGGACGGCACGGACAGCAGCTACTACAACAGCCTGTGCAAAAACTACGGACTTATCCTGAAAGTGTACGCCCGGCGGCTGTGGGTGTATGACCGGGAGAAGTACAAGGCAAAACGGGCCGTGCGCACCTTTGACCGCTCGCAGATCAGGCCGGGGAGCTTCGGCTACACCACCACCCTGTCCGGCACCTATACCGGCGGGTACTTCAATTACACGGACGCGGACAAGGACATTGACATCGAGTGCAGCGTGGGCGGCGGCTCGCACACCAAGAGCGTGAACCGGCGGGCTACCAGCGTATACGATGCCAGCGTCCAGCTCTGCGCGGAGCTGAACAGCGCCAACCACGGGACAGTGAAGCTACGCTTCGGCGTGGACGGAGACTGGAGGGTAAGCGCGGGAAACTGCATCGCGCTGACGGGCTTTGGAAACCTGAACGGGAAATACTTTGTGGACAAGGTGACGCACAAGGTCAGCAGCAACGGACTGACCACCGACTTTGAGTGCAGCGGCATCGGCCCGACGTTCCATTCGTGGGACGTGGGCGGCAAGATCGTGTATCACGAAAAGACGGCAGACAGCGGCGTGAGCTATGACAGCACCTACGCTACCACCAGCCCGGCGGCGGGCGCAGCCAGCGCGGCGGCAGGCGGCGAGGCGGGACAGGCGATCACGCTGAACAAGGCTCCGCTGTATGTTTCCAGCACGGCAAAGAACAAGGCGGGAACCAAGACCGGCACCTACTGGCTGTACGATGGCATTCTGATCAACGGGCGCTACCGCGTGACCAACAGCGCGGCGCGGTGCGGAAAGCTGCCGGTGGGCCAGAATGTGACGGGCTGGGTGCCTGCGAGCTACTGCATCGCCAGCGAGGAGGCGAAGAAGTAATGGCGGGGGCAAACCGAACCGGGCGCGTGAGCGCCATCGACTATAAGGCGGGAACCTATGAGGTGACCTACTTTGACCGGGGGAAAAGCGTGACCCGCCAGATCAACGCTATCAGCAACGGCGAGTACAAGATGCCGAGCATCGGGCAGGTGGTGAGCGTGAGCCACAACAGCAACGGAACTGCGGCGGGAACCACCACCGGAACGGTGTGGAACAAGACCAACACCCCGGCGGAGGGCTACAAGGGCCTGTTCCGAAAGGAGTACGCCGAACGAAAGGGGCTGGCTTATGAGCGCTACGACGAGAACACCGGCGTTTACACCCAGTATGTGAACCGACGGACGGGGCGCACCTGCAACGGCGAGATATACGATGAGGCGAAAGGCGCAATCAGCCTTGTGGCGGGCGGGCAGTTTCAAGCCAAGAGCAGCGCCGCCAGCATGAGCCTGAACGCCAAAACCGGCGTTGGCATCGTGGCGGGGACAACGGTGAGCATCGAGGCCGGAACCTTTGTGAGCATCGAGGCCGCAGGCGCTTTGAGTGTGACGGCGGGAGGCAAGTACACATTCGCCGCAAAAAAAGGCGCAAAGATCGAGGTAGAGGGTGGCGACGCGGAGATCACCATAAACGGCGCAACTGTAAAGGTGACGGAGGCCGGGGATGTGGAGATCGGAAGCCCCACCAAAATCAGCCTGACAGCCCCGGAGATCAACGCCACGGCGGCGAGCGGAGACATCACCATCAACGGCGTGAGCCTTGTGAACCACACGCACATGAGCGGCGCGGTGGGAAAGCCGGATAAGTAAGGAGGGGCGAAAAGTGGCATTGGGAAGCTACATGGGCATGACGTTCACGGTGAGCGACCGGCGCATCCTGACACCGAGCGGGCTGAAAGGCCAAGGGGGCAGCGATTGGGCGACCCACAACCGGACAGGCGCACGGGCGCGGAGCCAGTGGATTGCCCCGAAGCTGCGGAAATACCAGTTCGATCTTTTGCTGCGGGCGCAGGACGGGGTAAACCCGCGAAGTGTTCTGCGGCATTTTCAGCGCATGGCGGAGACCAACGCGGCGGACTGGTTCATCGTGGGCGGCTCGCCGGTATCGCCGTATCCGTTCAAGATCACGGACATCGGCGACGAGTGGGGCGCGGTGCTGCACGGCGGCGCGATGGTGGAGTGCAAGGTGAGCCTGACCATCGAGGAATACCTGTAAGGAGGCAGCCATGTTATCAACGGAAAACGCGGTGATCGAGATACTGCCGGGGAGCGCAAACGACAGTACGGCGGCGGAGGGGTACCGCAATTTGCAGGTGCTTTACGCCACGAGGGCCGGAGAGCAGGCGCTTGACCGGGAGTTCGGCATCGACGGGACGATTATCGACTGCCCGCAGGAAAATGCGCAAGTCCTGCTGGCGGCGGAGTATGTGCGAAAGACAGAACAGTATGAGCCACGGGCGCGTGTCGTCCGTGTGGAATGGACTGCGGAAAAATCGCAGGACGGGAATATGATACCAAAGGTGGTGATCGAGCTTGTCTAATATCGCTGAATTGGCAAACTGCCCGGAGCTGAGTTTCATCGAAAGCATGACTTTGCAGGAGACGGAAGAACAGCTCCGCGAGCTGTACACCAAGTATTACCGGGAGGCCACAGGAAAGGAGCCGGAGATCGGCGAGGCCGACCCGCTGAACCTGCTGATGAAAGCCTTTTGCGCGATGGAGTATCAGACGATGCAGTACGCCGACGCAAAGGGACGGATGGAAATGCTGAAAACCAGTACCGGAGACGCGCTGGATGCGCTGGCCGCTCTTGTGGGGCTGACGCGCAAGGAGGCAAACCGGGCTACGGCGACGGTGCGCTTTACGCTTTCGGAAGCGCAAAGCGGCGCGACGGCCATTCCGACGGGAACGCGGGTCAAGAGCGAGGACGGGAAATACTTCAACACCGTGGAATACGGCGAGATAGCGGCGGGAGAGACCTACACCGACGTGGTGGTGCAGGCGGAGGAGGCCGGAGCGGATAGCAACGGCATTCTGTCCGGCGGCATCAAGATACTGGTTGACCCAATCGCCTATGTTGCCAGCGTGAGCAACACCACGCCAAGCACCGGCGGACTGGACGCAGAGGACGACGACAGCCTGACACGGCGCATCTACCTCGCCCCCAGCGTGTATAGCTGCGCCGGGCCGCGCGATGCCTATGAATACTACGCGCGGGAGTGGCGGGGTGATGTAGCTGACGTGCGCATCGTCAGCCCGCTGCCGGACGAGGTAAATATCTACTTCGTGATCGAGGACGAGAACGGATTGCGCGTCCCCAACAGCACGGAGCTGACGGCCATGGCGGCCTATCTGGACGACGAGACCATCCGCCCGCTGTGCGACAAGGTGACGGCGCTGGCCCCGGACGAGGTGGAATACGCCATCACCGTGAAATACTGGATCGCGGAAAGCGACCAGCGAAGCGTGAGTGAGATACAAAGCCGCATCGCGGCGGCGGTGGCGGACTTCCAGACATGGCAAAGAAAGCTGGGGCGAGACATCAACCCGACGGAGCTGATCGCCCGGCTGCGGGAAGCGGGGGCCAAGCGGGTAACGCTGACAGCCCCCGTAGACACCGTGATCGACACCACGGAGCTGCCGAAATGCACGGGGGCCACCGCCACCTATGGAGGGCTGGAGGATGATTAAGAGCCTGAAAAATGCCCAAATCGCCGACGGCTTGCCGCGCATTCTGGGAGAACAGCCGTGGGTAAAGGCCCTATCCATGGCGATGCTGGAGCTGCACCAAAAGACGATGGGCTATATCGCGGGAAGTCAGATATACACCGCCATCGACACCGTGGCCGAGGAGGTGCTGGACGCGCTGGCCGTGAACTGGAAGATCGACTGGTACGACACAGGGTACGACATCGAGCAGAAGCGGCGCATCGTCAAGACGGCGCTGAACATCCGGCGAACAATGGGAACTGCGGGAGCTGCAAGAACGCAGGCCGACGCGATCTATCCGGGAACAAAGCTGGAGGAATGGTTTGAGTACGGCGGCACCCACGGAAAGTTCAGACTGCGGGTAAACATCACCACCGTGGAGGAGCGGCAGAAGTTCGCCGCCATGACCATCGCGGAGATCGAACGTCGGCTCGCCGCTGCCAAGCGGTTCAGCGCACATCTGGAGGAAGTGGAATATTACGATGCGGGCGGCACCGCAACGGCCTACGGCATCGCGGCTATGGCTGGCGCGGCGGTGGTTGACTTCGGCAACGCATCGAAATTCTAAGTCAGGAGGAAACGAAAAGTGGCATGGAAAGGCGTTATCACCAACAGCGGCAGTGAGCTGCTGGCACAATGGACAGCGGGAAAGACGCTGACCATCACCCGCGCGGCGGCGGGAACAGGCCGCGTGAGCGAGGCGGCGATGCTGGCGCAGACGGCGCTTGTGAGTGAAAAGCAGACGGTCAGCATCCTGTCCAACAAAACAACGGCGCAGGGACAAAAGCTGCAACTGCAAGTGACACCACTGGCGACGGGATACCCCCTGAACCAGCTCGGCATCTGGGCAAAGCTGGACAGCGGCGCGGCAAGGCTGATCGCACTATTTCAGACGGACACGGACGCGGGCGTGGAAATCCCCAGCAAGACGGACGTGCCGGACTATGTGTACACGTTCTACGGGCTGCTGGAGTTTACGGGCAGCGGCGGGACGCTGCAGGTGACCATCGACGCTTCGGCGCTGGTGACAGCGGAAAGCATGGCGGCTGCCATCAAGGCACACAACGAGGATGAAAACGCGCACGAGGGTATCCGTCAGGCCATTACGGACAAGCAGGACAAGATCACCGCCAGCGGTATCCTGAGAGGCGACGGAAAGGGCGGCGTTACGGCACAGAAGTTCGACACGGTGCCGACGGAGAACAGCGACAAGCTGCTGACCAGCGGTGCGGTGGCGGCGGCTCTTGCCAAAAAGGCGGGGCTGGGGACAGACGGAAAGGTGCCGGTCAGCCAGCTCCCTGTCAACACACCGGGCGGCGTGGCCGGACTGGGAGAGGACAGCAAGGTTGGCACCGGCCAGCTCCCCATCAATACGCCGGGCGGCGTGGCCGGACTGGGAGAGGACAGCAAGGTTGGCACCGGCCAGCTCCCCATCAATACGCCGGGCGGCGTGGCAGGTCTCGGCGCGGACGGGAAGATGGACACCGATCAGCTCCCCATCAACGTGCCGAACGGCATCCCGACGCTGGGGGAAGACGGCAAGCTCAGCGCGGACAGTCTGCCGCAGGTAGGCATGACGGCGCAGATCGTTGTGACCGCACCAACCGGCTCCACGGTGACGGCCACGCTGGGAACCAAGGTATACACCGCGACGGAGAGCGGCGGAAAATGGACGTTTGATGTGGAGGACTACGGAACATACACCATCAAGGCCACCAAGAACGGGCAGACTGCCACGGATACGGTGACAGTCTCCGTGGTGCAGCAGTACACGGCGACGCTATCCTACTTCACAGCGACCATCCACGTGAGCATTGACAGCGGCTCCACCGTCACCTGCACCAAGGGAAGCAAGACGCAGAGCAAAACGGCATCTGCAACGGGGACGGTGGACTTCACCGTGACGGAAAGCGGCACCTACACCATCACCGCCACCAAGAGCGGAGAGACGGCGGAGGATACCGCAACCATCACGGCGGACGGACAGACGGTAAATGTGAAGCTGGCCTATCGGCACATCTACGGCGTGGTGTGGGATGGAACCAGCACGACGGTGTGGAGCCGGACGGACGAGGCCGCCAGCTTCGTGAACCCGACCCCGTACCGGGCGGGGGCAACCAGTTACGGAAGCCCATTTGACAACCTGTACCCGTGGAGCGGGATGGTGCGCGTGACGGATGCGGTGGCCGGTGAGCTGGTGGCTATCCCGAAGTTCTGGTACAAGTGGACAAAGAGCGGGAACAGCCTGAAACTCCAGATCGCGGATAAGGAAACGGACGGCTTTCACGTCTCCCCAGCCCACGCCGACCGAGGGGACGGCAAGGGAGAGCGGGACATTGTGTACATTGGCCGCTATCACTGCAACACCAACAACTACAAGAGCCAGTCCGGCGTAAAACCGAAAGCGAATATCACACGCAGTACGGCCCGCACGAGCATCCACAATTTGGGGAGCAACATCTGGCAGAGCGACATTCGGATGCGCATGACGATCTGGATGCTGTACCTTGTGGAGTTCGCGGACTGGAACAGCCAGAAAACCATCGGCAAGGGCTGCGGCAACAACAGCGCAACGGAGAATATGGGCTATACGGATAGTATGCCCTATCACACCGGAACGACGCTTGCGAGCCGGGACAGCTATGGCCTCGGTACGCAGTATCGCTACATCGAGGGCCTGTGGGACAACGTGTATGACTGGGGCGACGGCTGCTACTACAACAGCAACGGCCTGAACATCATCAACACGCCCAGCAGCTTCAGCGACAACAGCGGCGGCATCGCCGTGGGCGTTCCGTCGAGCGGATGGCCCAGCGCATTTACCGTGGCAACGGTGGCCGGTCTGGAATGGGTTATCTATCCCACGGCATCGGGCGGGAGTGAGACGACATATTCGGCGGATTACTGGAACTTCAATGCTTCCAACCCGTGTCTGTACTTCGGCGGTAACTATAACCAGAACGGGAACCACGGGCTGTTCTACGTGAACTACACCAGCGCGTCCAACTCGAACGCGAACATCGGCTGCCGCGTCCTTTTATGGACTGGCTGCCCACCTCCACACCCGGCAACGCAAAGACCCGCGCCGGGGCGCGGACATCCTCGGCACCCCTTGGTGCAGATAAGCCATCAGGACACGGTTTAGTACACTCCCGCAACCTGCGGGGGCGATGGAAAGGCCGTGAGGCTAAAAGGAGGAAAACATTCCTGATGAAACGAGCAAACAACCTATTTCCAAAGCTGGTATCGGAAGAAAACCTGCGGCTGGCGATCTTCGCCGTGAACGTGACACACCGCTTCCATCCGCACCACAGGCCAAACCGGACAGTGGCACGGGTGGAGGCGGACATTGACCGCTATGTAAAAGAGCTGCGGGAGATCATTACAGGCGGTTACGAGGCGAACGAGCCGAGGCTTGCGCGACGCTGGGACAAGAGCGCCGGAAAGTGGCGGGACATATCGGAGCCGAGACTGTGGCCTGACCAGTATGTGCATCACGCGGTCATTCAGGTGTTGGAGCCGATCATGATGCGGGGCATGGACAATTTCTGCTGCGGGAGCATCCGAAACCGGGGCATCCATTACGGCGTTCGAGCCATCAAGAAGTGGATGCGGACAGACCCAAAAGGGACGAAGTACGCCGAGGAGCTGGACATCCACCATTTCTACGACAGTTTGACGGCGGAGACGGTGATGAAGCGGCTCCGGCGGCTGGTGAAAGACCGGCGAATGCTGGAGGTATGCGAACGGTTGATGAAGCACGGCATTCTGATCGGCGCTTACTTTTCCCAATGGTTTGCCAACACGGTGCTGCAACCGCTTGACCGGCTGATACGGGAAAGCGGTCTGTGCGACCACTACCTGCGGTACATGGACAACTTTACCCTGTTCGGGCGGAACAAGCGGAAGCTGCGGCGGCTGCGGGAGCTGATCGAGAAATGGCTGGCGGCACACGACCTGCGGCTGAACGGCAAGTGGCAGCTCTATCCGACAGCAAAGCGGACGGTGGCGGCGCTGGGGTATCGCTTCGGGCGAGGGTATACCCTGCTGCGGAAACGAAACATGGTGCGCCTGAAACATTCTCTTTCCGCCTGCCGCCGTGCCATGCGGCGGCACCACGCGATCAAGCCCGCATTGGCGCAGGGGCTTTTATCCAGACTGGGCCAGATGAAGCACTGCAATCACGTTCACTTTTTCCAGAGCTATGTGGAGGCGGGTTTGCAGCGGAAATTGAAATGCGTGGTCAGAGAACACGCAAGAAAGGAGCGGGCAAGATGGAATACGTCTACGGAACAAGCGTTATCGGCGGCGTAGAACGGGAAAACCTGAAAATCGTGGGCGGCCCCGCGCTGCGGGAGGGTGAATACCTGACCACGGTGCGGGAGTACGACGACAGCAGCATCACAGACCGCTGCCGCATCGACCGGCACTATCACAGCGACACGGACGAGGACGGGACGCGGTACGACTTCTATACCATCAGCGAGCATTACCGGTATGTGGAAAGGATAAAGGTGATGGAAGAAACGAGAAAAGCAACGGAGATCGCCTTTGTGACGCTGGCGGAGAGCGGAAGCATCGACGCTGTGACTGCGGGGGAGCATAAGAGCCTGTTTGAAACGTGGCAGACCGGCGTTGCTTACACGGTGGGGCAGCTACGCAACTGGGGGGACAAGCTGTACAAATGCGTACAGGCGCACACCTCACAGGCTGGATGGGAACCGGACAAGGCGGTGTCGCTTTGGTCGGCGGCATCTGACCCGGCGGAAGAATGGCCGGAATGGAGCCAGCCGGTGGGGGCGCATGACGCTTACGCAAAGGGCGACAAGGTGAGCCACAATGGAAAGCATTGGACATCAACGGCGGATGCCAATGTGTGGGAACCGGGGGTATACGGCTGGACGGAGGCGACGGCGTGAGCAGCCATTTGCAGATCATCGCAGAGCTGGAGGCGCTTGTGGAAATGCAGGCGCGTACCGTCCGGGTGCTGGCGACACGCCTTGCGGAGCTGGGCGACACCGTGACCGGGCGAGACGAGATCGCGGAGGCCGACGAGGCATACCGCAGGGCCATCGGCGGGGACGAATGGCCGGAGTGAAAGCAGGAGGACAGGAAAATGTACATCGACGCGGACACCATCATTAAGGCGGCCAGCCTTTTGGGAGCAATCGGAGCGCTGGTCGCCGCCATTGTTTCCGTGTACAAGGTCATTGAGAGCAACAAAAAGCAGAGCGAGTTCATCAACGCCATTCAGGAGGAGCAGACGCTTATCTGCTATGGCCTGCGCGGCGCGTTGCAGGGGCTTGTGGAGCAGGGGTGCAACGGGCCGTGCAAGGATGCGCTGGACAAACTGAATAAGCGCCTGAACAAGAACGCGCACCCGCACATCAAGGAGGACTGACATGGCGGGAAAGCGAACGCAGGCAAAGACGAAAGGCCGGAAGAAGCGCATGGGAACCATGGACTTTATTCTGCTGATCGTCTTTTTGTGTCTGACAGTATTCACGATAGCCATGATCGCGCTGTTTACCGTGTACGGCTCTGTACCGGATACGCTGATCACCTGCGTGTTCGCCACGCTGGGCGGCGAGTGCGGCATCCTCGGCTGGATAAAAACCACCAAGGAGAAGAAGCAGGACAGGCGGTGGCAGCTTGCGGACATGAGACGGGAAAAGGAGGAGGCGGAACGGATTGCACAGCAGACAGAGGAACCGTGAGGAGGGATAGATCATGCTGGCAGGAAAGAACAACGAGGAGAAAATCTGGAATTATCTGAAAGGAGCGGGGCTGAACGACTTTGGCACCGCCGGTCTGATGGGAAACCTGTATGCGGAGAGCGGCCTTATCCCGAACAACGTGGAGAACCTATATGAAAAAAGGCTTGGCGTGACCGACGCAAGCTATACGGCGGCGGTGGACAGCGGCAAGTATCAGTTCTTCGCAACGGATAAGGCGGGCTATGGCCTTGCTCAATGGACATACTGCTCCCGCAAGGCAGAGCTGCTGGACTATGCCCAATGCTGCCGAAAGAGCATAGGCGATCTGGAAATGCAGCTTGATTTCCTGATGAAAGAGCTGCGGGAGGGCTATAAGACGGTGCTGGCCGTGCTGAAAACGGCTGGAAGCGTCCGGGCAGCATCGGACGCGGTGCTGCTGAAATTTGAGCGCCCGGCAGATCAGAGCGAGGCGGCGCAGTCCCGGCGGGCTGCGTTCAGCCAGAAGTATTACGACAAGTATGCGGCAGGGAGCGCCGCAGGAAGCGGAGGAAAGCCCATGACGGAACAAGAACAGCGGCAGAAGATCGTGAGCATCGCCCAGAGCTACATCGGATGCAAAGAGAGCGACGGAAGCCACAGGAAGATCATCGACCTGTACAACAGTCACAAGCCGCTGGCCCGTGGCTACGCCGTGAAGTACACGGACGCATGGTGCAGCACGTTCGCAAGCGCCGTCGCCATCGCGGCGAGAATGACCGACATCATCCCGACGGAGTGCGGCTGCGGAAAGCACATCGAGCTGTTCAAGAAGCTGGGGAGCTGGCAGGAGAACGACGCTTATGTGCCGAAGCCCGGCGACTATATTTTCTACGATTGGCAGGACAGCGGCGTGGGAGACTGTACCGGCAGCGCCGATCATGTGGGCATTGTGGAAAAGGTCAGCGGGACAAGCATCACCGTCATTGAGGGCAACTACTCCGACAGCGTGAAGCGCCGCACCATTTCTGTGAACGGGCGGTACATTCGCGGCTACGGCGTACCGAAGTACGGCGGAAAGGAGGCGACCGGCGGCGGGACTGCGGCGGACGCTGCACCGGCCAAGGGCGGCGGGTGCAAGGTGGGCGACATCGTGACATTCACCGGCGAGAGGCACTACACCAGCGCAAACAGCACCGTGGGCAAACCGTGCAAGCCGGGCAAGGCCAAGGTGACGCAGGTATATCAGCCGCTTGTGAGCAGGCATCCGTATCACCTTGTCGCCGTGAGCGGCGGCGGAAGCACCGTGTACGGCTGGGTGGACGCGGCGGACATCAAGACCGAAGCGGCGGCGCTGGCCGTGGGCGATCAGGTGACGATGGACAAGGCTGCCACAGTCTACGGCACCACGCGCAAGTTTTCCTTGTGGGTGTACAGCGCAAAGCTGTATGTCCGGGCAATCAGCGGCGACCGCATTTCAGTTTCCACGCTGAAAAGCGGCGCGATCACAGGAAACGTGGACAAGAAATATCTGACGAAAGTGTAAGGAGGTACACACCATGACACAGATCATTCCCGACATCATCAACATTGTCATTGAGGCCATTTTCGCCATCCTCGGCCTGTTCTTCACCGGCGTGGCCATTCCGTGGCTGGTCAAGACCGGCATCCCTTGGCTGAAAGACAAGCGCCTGTACGGCATTGTCACCGTTCTGGTCAAGGCGGCGGAGAAGCAGCGCGAGGCAGGTACGCTGACCATCCCGAAGTACGATTATGTGGTGCAGATGCTTGAAGCAAAGGGCATTAAGGTCACGGCGGAGGTAAAGGCCGTGATCGAGGCGGCGGTTAAGGAACTGGACATCGCCGTGGACAGCGCAATCGGTAAGCTGGATGGCATTTTTGTGGAGGAAACCACCGGCAAGACGGACGGCGAAAAGGAACTGAATAACTGAAATTATCCCCCGGCTGCTATACTCATAGATATAGCGGTCGGGGGATTTTTTGCGCGTTCGCAACGAAAAATCAGTTGCGCGGCAAGGGATTTACAGGTATCATAATAAGACAAAAAGCGACAAAGCAAACCGGCGGAGCGGAACGGGCAAGACCTGACACCGCCCGCGCAAAAGCATGAGAGAGGAGGCTTTACGGTGCAGACCGGAGGGCGAACATTTAAGCATCTGACCAAGAACGACAGGCTGCGCATTGAGAAGTGGCAGCGCAGGGGTTTGAAGCCGCCGCAGATTGCGGAAAAGCTGCGCGTCCACGTTTCCACCATCTACCGGGAGTTGAAGCGCGGAGAGTATGAGCGGCTGGACGGGGCGACGTGGGAAATGGCGACGGCGTACAGCCCGGACATCGCGGAAGCGCGGTATCAGGAACACTTGCGGGAGAAAGGGCCTGACTTGAAAATCGGCAAAGATCACGAGCTTGCAAACTACATCGAGGCGACAATCGTTGAAAAAGAGTGCAGTCCTGCTGCCGTTCTCGGCTACGCGATGATGGAGGGGCGGACATTCGAGACCTCGGTTTCTGTGACGACGATCTACAGCTACATCAAAAAGGGCCTCTTTCTACAAATCACGCAGGTGGACTTGCCGCGCCACGGGAAGCACAAGCAGGGCTATAAAAAGGTCAAGACCAAGGACGATCAGGCCAGAGCCTCCGCAGGCGACAGCATTGAACAGCGCCCGCCGGAGGTGGAGAGCCGCGAGGAGTTCGGGCATTGGGAGGGCGACACCGTGTACAGCGGAAAGGGCAAATGCAAGACCACCAGCGCCCTGCTGACCCTGAATGAGCGCAAGACGCGGAAAGACATCATCATAGGAATACCGAACAGAAAGGCGGAAACCGTGGTCAAGGCGCTGGATGCGCTGGAGCGGAAATGCGGAGCCAAGCGGTTCAGGGTAATCTTCAAAAGCATCACCTTTGACAACGGCTCAGAATTTTCGGCGGCGGAGGAGCTGGAGCGGAGCGCTGTCAACAAGACCATCCCGCGCACCAAGGTATATTTCTGCCATCCGTATTCTTCGTGGGAACGGGGGAGCAACGAGAACGCCAACAGCATGATCAGGCGGCGGCATCCGAAAGGCACAGATTTCTCTAAGGTCAGCGCGGCGGAGATCGCGGCCACGGAGGAATGGATTAACAACTATCCACGGAAAATCTTCGGGTACAAGAGCAGCGAGGTCATGTTCCGGGAGTGCCTGCGGGAGATCGGGCTGATCGCGTAACAGGAAGAAACCAGCACAGAGGACAATCAAAGGGAGAGGATGTGAGTGGAGCGGAACACGGGGAACAGAACAGGAAAACACGCAGGCTGCCGACCATGGGACATGACGGCGGCCATGTTGACTTGTCAAAATTAGACAAAACAAGAAGCGAAAAATTGTGCGCATTTAATGCTTGACTTTTGTGGGCTGAATATTTAGAATAAATGCGAGAGAACTCGAAAAGAGTTTTCCCGCATTTATTTTTTTATCTATTTACATGGAAAAGGAGGAGGCGAGCGGCTTGGGCAAGAGACATTTGACGCTGAAAGACCGCGCAGAGCTGGAGGCACTTTACAACAAGGGACGCGGCGTTGAGGAAATCGCCGCGAAGCTGAAAGTGCATCGGTCTACCGTATATAACGAACTGAAACGGGGAGACACCGGGGAAATGGACGGAAACGGGCGCATCGGTTACAGCGCAGAGCTGGCACAGCAGGAGATCATCAACAATTACAGGCGGCGCAGGACGGCCCGCGCTGCCTCCGAGTAAGCGGAGGGACAAGCCATGAGGACGGCATACTATGAAACGAAGTGCGGCGGCCTGACAGTCGAGCGGCGTTCCCGGCGGAGCCGGACGGAAGCGCAGCGGCGGAAGCTGGTGCGAGTACGGGAGAACATCGGCGCGGCCATGATGCTGCTTGGCTTCCTGCTTTTGATGGTAATAGGCGGTGCGGAGGATTTGACGGTGATCTTCCTCGGCGGGCTTGCCGGTCTCAGTCTGATGCTGTTGGGCGGATGGCTGGGCCATGCGTTCTACGGGCAGGAAAAGGACGCGGAATGGCTGCGGCGGGAGCGGGACGAAGATGTATTTTGACCGCGACAGTTACCAGAAAAGCGCCCGGCGGGCGCGTGAGGAACGCTGGCGGGTCAGAGGCAGGGCGCGGGTAGTGCATCCGAAATACGGGGCTGTGGTGGTGCCGCACCGGTCGAACTACTCCGCGCTACTGAACGCGGCGGAATACTGGGGCTGTGAGTGGACAGACATCCGAGATGCGGAGGTCTGGGCCGTGCCGCCCGGAACGGCGGTGGGTATACCAAAAGAATTTTGCGGGAGGAATTGAATATGAAAGTGAAAATCAACACCCATGGAAACGCCTTGCCGGAGGTTCACGGCGAATGGATAGACCTTTGCACCGCAGAGGATGTCACGCTGGACTTTCTGGAGTACAAGATCATTTCCTTGGGTGTTTCCATTGAGATACCGGCGGGCTACTACGCGCATGTTGTTCCCCGCTCCTCGACCTTTGGCAAGTGGGGCATCCTGCTGGCGAACAGCATGGGCGTGATCGAGAATGACTATTGCGGCGACGGTGATGTGTGGGGCTATCCGGCGCTGTGCCTGCGGAAAGAGGGAACGCGCATTCCGAAAGGAACACGCATCTGCCAGTTCCGCCTTGTGGAGAAAGCACCGGACATGGAGTTTGTGCAGGTGGAGAGCTTGGGCAACCGTGATCGCGGCGGCTTTGGCAGTACCGGCGAGCAGGTACATACCGGCGGCACGGCGGAACGGAACAAGCCGGAGCGGAACAGCCGCGTGGAGCGAATGTTCGGCGAGCGGGAGAGCTGGGCCACGGCGGAGGAGGACAGTACGCAGGGGCCATACAAGGGCTTTCTGCTGGTGGTGTGTGAGGAGTGCGGAAAGGTCAAGGCATTCTGCGCGAAGCGGGAAACTTACAGTTTCCGGTGTCAGGAGTGCGGACACGAAACGCCGCTGGATGGGCTGCGGCCCATGTTCATGCACTGTAAGTGCGGTAAGTCGTTCCGCTACAAGACCAATGCGGAGACGGAGACCATCACCCATAGCTGCTTGGACTGCAAGGCACCCGTGGATATGGAGCTGAACGGGAAAGGAACCGCCTATGTGACCATCGGCGTGAGAGGTGGAAAGCGATGAAAGATATTCTGTATGGCTTGGGCGCGATGCTGCTGCTTGCGCTGATGGTGATTTGGGGGCTGGCGCTGGCGCTGGCCGGGCCTGCCCTGCTGAAATTCTGTATTCTGTATCTGTTCGGGTAAAGGAGGCGGCGGGAATGAAGCTATCGAAATTTGCAAACTTGGTCAAGAACGGAGGCCGGTGCGCCGTACTCCATGTGGCAGGCAGCGGGATTTGGCTATCTACCGGCACGGCAATCTACCGGGCGACGGAGCTGCCGGACATGGAGGGCAGCGAGCAGGTGCGCACGGTGTTGGACATGACGGCGGACGCATGGAAAAAGGTGTATCTGACCGAGGATTGGCCGGAGAGCGTCAGCAATGTGCTGGGACTGAACCTTGCGCCGTATGCGCAGGGCGAGCAGGACACAGAGAAGCTGAAAGTGGCAGCGGCTCCCAACGGGCTATGGTGTTCCGCCTGCCGCTGCAAGGTGGATGGCGAGCTGATCTTCTACAACGAGGCGTATCTTGCGCCGCTGGCGGAGGAGATCAAGAAAAGCGAATACATCTATTACACGGCGCGGCAGACCGAAGCGGGACAGCGGTATCTTGTGGTACATGACGGCATGGATGTGTTGGCAGCCATCATGCCCATGAACATTCTGAAAGAGGAGTACATCAACGATCTTGCGGAATTTCAGGCGCTCTGCATGGAGCAGTTCTACAAGGATAAGGAGCGCCGGGAGGCAGTTATCGAGGAGGCCGAGGACGACGCGGAGGACGCGGGGCAGATCGGCATGGAGGGTGTGCAGGAATGATGGTAACTTTTGATATTTGCGCAGGCAACCCGGGTGCGCTGCAATTCCTGATGCAAGCCTACGACATGGATATGTTTAAGGCTGAACAGGGGTTCCAAAGGATGCAACGGGCAGGCATCACGGGGGCGCGCCTGTATATGCTCTGGAATGACTGTTGCAACAGAGATACGGAAGCGGCGCTGTTGGCTATGAACACACTGAACATTGAAAGCGTCGTCGAGTTTATCAACTATGAGGGTGGGCGCGGTATTCCTATCGACATTGAAGCCCTCCGAGCGGCAGCGGAAAGGATGTAATAAATGGAAATCGCAAGAGCGCGGGAAATTCTCGACCCGGAACACCGGGAGCCGTATGAGAGCCTTGAACCGATAAACGAGGCTTGCCGGATGGGCGTGGAGGCGCTGCGGCGGCGTGTGCCGGAAAGCCCCTACCCTGACGGGGACGCGGGTGTAATGGCCTGCCCGTCCTGCGGGAGCGGCGAATACCTGCACAACGAGGACGGAAACCGCTGCCGCTTCTGCGGACAATGCGGACAAGCGATTGACTGGGACGGCAGCACCGGGGAGGAGACGGAATGAACGTTGTCTCTTTTGGCGGCGGGACAAACAGCACCGCCATGATTATCGGGATGTATCTGCACAAAATACCTATTGATCTGATTTTGTTTGCGGACACCGGCGGCGAGCAGCCGCACACCTACGAGTTCATGGGGACGTTCAATGAGTGGCTGGTAAAGCATGGCATCCCAAAGATCGTCTCCGTGGAGTACCACGACAAGGACGGGAACCGATTGACGCTGGAGCAGGAATGCATCAACAGCGGGAGGCTGCCCTCGATTGCCTATGGATACAAAAAATGCTCTCTCAAGCACAAGATCGGGACGCAGGAGAAGTTCTGCAACAACTATCAACCGTGCAAAGAGGTGTGGGCCAGCGGCCAGCGCGTCCACAAATACATCGGTTACGATGCCGGGGAGACACGGCGCATCCAACACGCCGCGCCCATCGACGAAGCGGACAAAAAGTACGAAAAGCATTATCCGCTCTACGAATGGGGCTGGACGCGTGAGGAATGTGTGCACGTGATCGAGCGGGCCGGACTGCCGAGACCGGGGAAAAGTTCATGCTTTTTCTGCCCATCCATGAAGAAGAAAGAAATACAAGCGCTGTGGGAGAACTACCCCGATCTCTTTGAGCGGGCTATCGCGCTGGAACACGGGAGCGCCAAGACAAATGTGAATGTAAAAGGTCTTGGGCGCGACTGGTCATGGGAGAGCTACTACAACGAGTTCATGGCAAACAAGGAGTTCGAGGAGGCACAGTTGACCTTTGACCAGTTGTTCCCGGACAGCCCCGGCGGGTGTATCTGCGGCGCTCCATGCGGGTGCTATGACGGTTAAGGTGGTGGCGGAATGAAACTCTGTGATCGGTGCCGGGTTGCTGGCTGCTTGTTGAACTACGGCGGGAAAGCCTGTAAAAATGCCCGGAAACAGAACTGCCCGGATGTGGTCTTTACCAACGCGGACAGGGTTCGAGAAATGAATGACGAGGAACTGGCAAAATTCATGCTGAGCAACGACGGCGCGGCCTACTGCAAGAACAATGATCGTGACAGTACGTGCTACCTAAAAGGACGCGACGGAATGACGGCATGTGAACTGTGCGCACTGGACTGGCTGCGCGAGGAGGCGGAGGAATGAAAATCTTGATCGGCGGTTCGCCATGTACGCACTGGTCTATCGCACAGACCAAGAACCGCGAGACGGAAGCCAGCGGCATCGGCTGGGAACTATTTTTGAATTACCGTATCGCACGGGACAAGTACCATCCCGACTATTTCCTGTACGAAAACAACAAATCCATGTCTCCCGCTATCCGTGCGCAGATCACGGCGGAGCTGGGCGTGGAACCGGTGCTTATCAACTCCGCTCTGGTCTCCGCACAGAACCGCCAGCGGCTCTACTGGGTCGGCAAGCGTGAGCCGGACGGTACATACAGCTAAGTCCGTGTGGAACAGCCGGAGGACAGGGGCATTTTGCTGCGGGGCATTCTGGAAAGCGGCGTCTGCTGGCGCGAGAAAGGCTATGCACTAACAGCATCAAACCATAGTGCCACAGCGGAAGATATGATTGCAAGACGGCAACGAAATGGAGCTGCAGAGCCTATCCGCATCGGCACTATCGAGAACGACGCAAAGAAGCAGGACTTTGACAGCCAGCAATACCGTGTTTATTCACCGGACGGCAAGAGTGTGACTTTGTGCGGGAATGGTGGGGGCGTGGGTGCAAAAACTGGATTGTACGCCGTGCCGGTGCCGGTAAATGAAACCGTCGAGGGGAAAGCCCAATGCCTGCGGGCTACATACTACAAAGACGGGATCAGAAACATGGTTGGAAACACCGTTGACCGTAAAACGTGCGTGGCGATGCCTGTCGGGATGGCAGCGGGGCCGAAAAGCATACTTGTAGTTACGGATGCGGGGAAGTCGGTGCCTGTTTACGAGGTTAGAAATGGGAAAATTGCCATCAAAGGCAAGGAATACCCCATTAAACTGACTGACGGCTTTTACATTATCCGAAAACTGACCGTTACAGAGTGCAAACGCCTCCAGACCGTGCCGGACACATACACCTTTCCAGTCAGCGATACTCAAGCGTATAAAATGCTGGGCAACGGCTGGACGGTGGACGTAATCGCCCACATTATGAGCCATTTTGACGGGCTGACGGAGGAACCGGTGGAAGTGCTATCCATGTACGACGGAATGAGCTGCGGCCATATTGCGCTGGACAAGCTGGGCGTGGACGTCACGGCCTACTACGCAACCGAGATCGACAAGTACGCCATTCAGACCACACAGCACAATTTCCCGGACACCGTGCAACTTGGGGATGCGTTTCAGGTGCGGGACGAGGAATGGAGGCCGAGGAGAGCGGAGGAGGCGGAGTGATGAATTGCTACGACTGTAAAGCAAAAAGTGTTTGCGCGGCGGTGGTGCAGCCCGGCTCCGTGTTGTGTCTGATGAACCGCATGAGATACTGCGGGACACACGCAGAGGAAGAACCACGGCGACAGCGGGGCGACTATTGCCAGTATTGCGGGCATCGCCTGCGGGAGATCGGGCGCGAGCGCTTCTGCAACAATGTGAACTGCCGAAACCGATATGTAAATGTTTGAGGTGCTGTTTGTATTTTTCTTTGAGAAAGAGGGCGAAGCGAAATGAGCGAGAAAAGCACGGTATATGAGTGCGTAGACCGGGAGCATGACGCTTGGCGGTGCCGGGCGTGTGGGTACATCGAGAATTTCGAGGCGGACGGGCCGACGGAAAACGGATGGCACTTCTGCCCCGGCTGCGGGCGGGAGATCATCGTGGAAGCGGTCAATCCGTGTCCGTTCGACAATGACAACTGCATGTGCCAGTTCTGCGAAACGCCGTGCAACAACGGCTTAAACTGCTCAGACTGCGCCCACGAGGGAAAAACGGTGCATGATGTGCTTCTCTGCACGGGCTTTAACGGGAGCATGGAGCAGTACACAGAAAATTGGAAACGGAAGCAGATGGAGAAGTTGGGAGGCGGGCAGGAATGAACGATCAAGACCTCGTAAAAGCCCTGCGGTGTATATCCACGGCGGGAGGCAAGGAGAAAGAAAACATCACGCTCGGTGGGGCCGTTAAACTGGCAACGATGTATCACGGTGGTCTGGGCTTGGAAACGTTGGTGGAATGGCCGAGTGCGAATGTCACCCACTGGCCGCCGTTGCCGAAAGGCCGGAGGTGAGAGAATGAAAGTGTATCTGGCCGGAAAGATCACGGGAGACCCGAACTACAGGGAGAAATTTGCGGCGGCGGCAAAGAAGCTGGAGGAGCGGGCCGGTGTGACGGTGATTTCCCCGGCGGTCACGCCGGAGGGACTGAAAAAGGCGGACTACATGCGCATCTGCTTTGCCATGCTGGAGAGCGCCGACACGGCGGTGTTCCTGCCGGATTGGGAGGACAGCCCCGGTGCACAGCTTGAAAAGCACTGGTGCGAGTATGTGGGGAAAAAGATGGTGTTTCTGATGGAGGGTGCGGAATGATCGACTTCGAGGGCTACTATCTTGTGCCACCCGATCAGGTTGCGTACATCGAAACGAGGAGAGGCGGCGGGGATGCGCAATATGGGCTGTTCTTGGGCCTGTCCAGCGGGAAAGAGCTGGGTGTGTGGTACAGAACAGAGGAGGCGCGAAAAGCCGCTTATACGAAGCTCGCACGACAGGTCGAGATCGGGAAACGACAGGACAGGGAGGACATCTTGTATCGCCTGCGGGTGATCGAGGCATGTATCAATAAGACGGATAAGCGGACGCTACGAATTTGGAAGCAGCTCCAACAACTGCTGCATCTGGAAAGCGAGGAGACGGAATGAGCGGGAGAACAACAGAGCGTATTCTGAACGCGGCGGCAAAGGGGCTGCTGTTTCTGTTCCTGTATGTGATGCTCGGCCTGTGCTGGATTGGCGCAGAATGCGTCTTTGAGGGCATCGTGCATGATAGCAGGGTTGACGGCGTTGTGCTGGCGTGGCTCTGCTGGCTGATCGTGGGAGAAATCGAGCAGTTCGAGCGGAAAATCAGAGGTGACAGGCGATGAAGCCGCTGCTTTGCCGCTTGGGGCTGCACAGCCCGTGCAAGACGGAATACATAGAGGTCACACGCCGCCGGAGCGACCGGCACGGCGGGAAGTATCACACGAATTACATCTGCTGCCGCAGGTGCGGGAAGCTGTGCTACCGGATGCGGCGGCGCAGGGAGAAAACGATATGAAATGCGAGCTATACCACGATAATTTTCAGAATTTCAAGCGGTACAATGTGCCGAAAGCCCAGCTTGTGATCGCGGACATCCCGTACAACATCGGCGCGGATGCCTATGCCAGCAATCCCATGTGGTATCAGGGCGGTGACAACAAGAACGGGGAAAGCAAGCTGGCAAAGCAGAGCTTTTTCCACACGGACGGTACGTTCAAGATCGCGGAGTATATGCACTTCTGCAACAGGCTGTTGAAGAAAGAGCCAAAGGAAAAGGGACAGGCCCCGGCCATGATCGTGTTCTGTGCCTTTGAGCAGATGCAGACCGTGATCGAGTACGGAAAGCGGTACGGATTTGCAAAAAGCTATCCGCTGTTTTTCTGCAAGAACTATTCCGCGCAGGTATTAAAAGCCAACATGAAGATCGTGGGCGCGACGGAATTTGCGGTCGTCCTCTACCGGGACAAGCTGCCGAAGTTCCGCAACGTCGGCGAGGACGGCGGAAAGCACATGGTTTTTGACTGGTTCCGCTGGGAGCGAGACAGCCGAAAGGAGTACCCGAAGATACATCCCACGCAAAAGCCGGTGGGCGTGTTGAAACGCCTGATCGAAGTGTTCACAGACCCCGGCGACGTGGTGATCGACCCGGTGGCCGGGAGCGGCACCACATTACGCGCCGCCTACGAGCTGGGGCGCAGCGCCTACGGGTTCGAGGTGGACAAGAGTTTCTACGAGGCGGCGAGAGAAAAGATGCTTGCGCCGATCTTGGCGGAGAAAACGACAATCTGACGACCGGGGGCGGTCGCGCCGTGAGAGCGGCGCGGCCTTGCCGGTTGAAGCGAGACCTGTTTCCGGCGGTGCCGGAGAGAATTTTCGTTGCGGCCGAGGGGCCGCAATGGGCTGGTATACCAGCAGTAAGTTAAGAGACAAGCCATGAAACAGGGGTGTGCCTGACGGCATACGACTGTTGAAATGGCCCGTATGCAAGCCGGTGACGGCGCATACACGCAAAAACGAGGGAGGCGTGGCCGCATGAGCCTGTATTATCGGGAACAAAAGCATATCTGCGGCAAGGACTACGCCACGGCGGGATACATGGAGGTCGATTTGTACCCCGTGACACCAAAGCAGCACAAGGCGAGCCGGAGAGCAAAGAAGAAAGAAGCCTGTACCCTCGCCCAGCAGACCTACAACGACAACCGTTCCAAGAGATACCATGTGCAGCTTGTAAACGCCAACTTCGGAAAGGGCGACTTCTCGTGGACGGGAACCTATGACGACGATCATCTGCCAGCGCCGGGAGACACCAAGCGGGCGGATATGGACTGGACGAATTACATCAAGCGGGTATATCGCTGGTGCGACAAGAACGGCGTGGAGCGCCCGAAGTGGGTAGCCGCCACGGAATACACGACGGTGATGGCAGACGGGACGATCTGTGGCCGCCATCATCACCACGCGATCATCCAGCACACAGAGGGATTGACCCGTGACGTGCTGGAGGAGCTGTGGAGCGATAAGAACGGAAACAGCATTGGCCTTACACGAGGGGAATATCTCACCGTTGACCACGGAAGCGTGGAGGGCCTTGTAAAATATATCAACAAGAACAAGCGGTGCGCCCGAAGCTGGCGGCAGAGCCGTGGACTGGAAAAGCCCAAGACACCGCCGCCCAACGATACCAAGTGGAGCCGCAAAAAGCTGGAGGAGGCCAGCACCGTGTACATAGACGACGCTGCGTTCTGGGAACAGAAATACCCCGGCTACACGCTCAACCGCGTAGAAACCAAGGTGAGTAACGCCGGACAGCGGCATACCGTTGTGATCTTGCGCCGCGCCGAGTGCTGGCACGGGCGAGGAAATATATATCGACCAAGGAGGAAATGAGAATGAACGATGCCGAACGTTTCGAGCAAATTTTTCTGTCACAGGTGACGAGACCGGGTGCGGACAAGCTGCTGGAGTGGCTGAAAAGCACAGACTTCTTCACGGCTCCGGCCAGCACACGGTTTCACGGGGCCTATCCGGGCGGGCTGGTGAAGCACAGCCTGAACGTATATTATGCCCTGCTGGGGAATTTCAATCTGCGCGGCCTGTATTCGCCGCAGACGCAGGCCATCGTGGCGCTGCTGCATGACGTGTGCAAGGCGAACTACTATGCCGGGGAATATCCCGACTACACCGTGAAAGATCAGATGCCCATGGGACACGGGGAGAAGTCTGTCTATCTCGTGATGAAGCACATGGAGCTGACAGACGACGAGGCCCTTGCCATCCGCTGGCACATGGGCGCGTATGACGATGCTTTCCGTGGAGGGAGCCGGGCGCTGAATGCCGCCATGGAAAGAACGCCGCTTGTGCTGGAGCTGCATTACGCGGACATGATAGCGACACAGAGAGAAAAGCACGAAGAGGGACTGTGAATGGCGTACCGGCTGGAGCTATCCGATCTGCCGCCGCGTTACCGGGCGCAGGCAGAGGCACAGCTTGCCGGGCGAGGGAAAAAGCGGGGCGACACCGTGACGGTGGCGGCCCGTGCCGCTGCCATGTCCGGGCTGAAATTTGACAGTCGGGGCGAGTATGAATACTACGTCGGCACCGTTGTGCCAAAGATCGGACGCGGGGAGATCGTGAAGTGGGAGGCGCATCCCTGCTTTCTGCTGTTCCCGGCGGGAGAATACAACGGCGTGAAGCTGCGGAGCGTTCAGTACACGGCGGATTTCCGGCTGACCTATGCCGACGGCACGGTGGAGATCGTGGAGGTCAAGAGCAAGTTTGTCCGGCGGATGCAGCGGGATTATCCTGTACGGCGGCGGGTGTTTCTGGAGCTGATCGCCCGTCCGGCGGGCTGGAAATTCACAGAGATCATCACGGCGGACAGCAAGGAAGAAATCAAACGCTGGCGGGAGCTGGCGGAGGAGGTATCATCATGTGGGAAAAACGGCTGACGCACTACGACAACGACGGGCGTGTGTATTCCAGCAGGGGCTACGAGGTGGCCCTTGCAAAGCTGGCGTGGTTCGAGGACAGGGAGCAGAAACGGGAGGAAATGCCCGTGTGCGGCCTGTGCCAGCGGCACCAAAAGCTGGAGACCGTGGACGGCACGGCGTTCTGGCTGGAATATGGCGAGGACGGCAGGCCCCGCCTTGTGATGGACAGCACGGCGCGGGGCGGCGGGCTGAATGTGCTGTGCGCGGAGTTCTGCCCCATGTGCGGGCGGTTCTGCGGGAAGCTGGAGGCAGAGCATGAGGAGAAATAAGCATATCCCGGCGCATTTTGGCACCAATGCGGCACGGACAGCGCAGACGCGCTATCTGCGGGGGAAAACGCCGGAGAGCGAGCGGGTGGAGAAAAACCGGGAGATCGAGTACGCGGCATTTCAGAGTTCGCTGGATCTGCTGGCAGAGCTGGAAAAGGG